CATTTCAACAATTATACTCAATTTATGTTGATGCTTATTCTCAAGTTTGGGCACCAAAAAATCCAAACAGATATAGAATTTGTATTGAAGGTGATTCATTAACATCACCTGCTCCTATAAATAATGCAAATATGCAAGGTTCAATGCCAACAACATATTGGACTGATGTATTTGGAAATTTACTAGGTTGTGATGATTTAATTAACTGCGCAGTGAGTGGAACAGGATTCTTAAATGCAACAGGTGGAGGTGGTGCAAATACTCAATATATAAACAGATTACCTTATGTTGCTTCTTTGTCTCCTGATGTTTTATTGATAGCAGGAAATTATAATGATAATGTAGATAATGGATTTACAAGTACGCAAAGACAAAATGCCATTATTGCTTACTTAACTCTTGCAAGACAGTTATTGCCTAACGCAATTATCATTGGATTCGGAAGCACTTCAGGTGTAAGTAGCGCAAATGCAAATTACACTATTTGTGATACTGATATGAAAACAGCATTTAATAAATTCAATGATCAATTCTGTATATTTTATAGCATTCTTACAGATGGAGGAATTGGAGCTGATGGATCAAATACAAATGCATGGGTTAAAGGTACAGGACAAACTAGTTCGCAAACAGGTAATGGTAATAGCGATATTTACACTTCATCTAATAATCCTCACCATTCATTTAGATCAACTATACAATACATGCCTAGACGATATGCAAATGCATATAAATCAATAATTAACTCACTGAATGTTTAAGGAGAATGAAATGAGCTTTAATCCAAACTTTAAAGGTACGATCCAATACACAGCAAACGGATCAAGTCAGAATTTACCACTTCCACCAGGCGGAGGATTGGTTCTAAGAGTCCAAAACTCAGGAGCAAACATAGCATTCATTGAAACTACGAGTGATGCTAACTTACCTTGCACTATACCAGGTGCAACACCAGGTGGAACTCCAATCTTTACAAATCAGCCACCTGTTGAAATTCTGATGCATGTAGGAGCAACAAATATTGCTTTCATCTCGCAAGGTAACTCAACATTGTTTGTCACTCGCGGTGATATTAACTAATCATGAACTTAGCAATATTGTTAGGTAAGAGCAACAAGCAGGAAAAGTCTGCAAGTTCTAACATTGCAATGTTGCTTAAAGGTGCGCCTTACGGAAACGATAATGCTTCTAAGGATCATGTCACACAGACGGACTCGAAGGAGTTCAAACAGTGGTTCAAAGATTCACAAGTAGTCAACAAAGACGGATCACCTAGAATTGTCTATCACGGCACAGCGCAGGATTTTAATACATTCAGCACAACAGCTATGCAAGATGCGCATAACTCAGCGAATGAAGGAGGAATATTCTTTGCAACGACTCCTGAGATGGCCAGTGAATTTGCTTCTTTAGCGGCTAAACCTGAATCCTCTGGTGGTGGAGATTTTGATTTATTTGCTCCCGAACCAGGTGATGCAGATTATGTAGAGCATGGAAACGGTGCGAATGTTATGCCTGTTTATCTGTCTATGCAGAATCCATTGAAACTAGAAGCTTCAGATGTGATGCGCGAACGTCACGACATGCTGACAAACGATCCGTCAAAAATGAGAGCTGTAATCGCTCAAGCTAAAAAAGACGGCTATGATGGATTGATCATTAAGAAATACCCTGAGGATTTAAACGGAAAATTGTTTGTAGAAAAACAGTATGTAGTCTTTGATGCTAGTCAGATTAAATCAGCAGTAGGCAACAATGGAAAATTCAGCACAAAGAACAGCGACATAACAAAAGCTGATGTGAATAGTTTGGATAGAGTCGCACATCAAGCTTCTACGAGTCCTCTTAATTTAATAGCTCCACCTAGCGCAGGGCAAGCTAAGGCAGGAAATTATAAAAAAGGGCATATAACGATCAACGGAATAAAGATTGCGATAGAGAATCCTGCTGGTAGTAAGCGACAACCGCAATACCCTACACTTACTGCGCACTATGGCTATGTGAAAGGAACGATAGGAGCAGACGGAGGACAGATCGACATTTTCGTGAAGCCTTCTACTCCTACAAATTGGAAAGGAAATGTTTACGTCATTGATCAGCTATTCGAGAATGGTGAGTTTGACGAAAACAAAGTCATGTTCGGTTATGACAGTGAGCAGGAAGCAAAACGCGCTTATCTTTCAAATTACACTTCTGATTGGAACGGATTCGGTGGAATAACAGAAATCACTCAGGATCAGTTTAAATCTAGTCTGAAGCAAGATGCAACGAACGGATTAAACAAGGGCGCACCTTATGGAAATGATAACGCATCGAAGGATCATGTCGCTCAGTCAGAATCCAAAGAAGGATATACGCAAGCGCAAAGAGAAAGTTTAAAACAATTAAAGAGCGAAACTGCGAGACTTCAAAAGAGTGGCAGAATCCCTATCGGAGTTCGATCTGATGTTAATCTGAATGGAAGCAAAGTTCCTGTTGAGCATGTTAAAGAGTATCTGCAAATGACTTCACAAGGCTATCCGTTAGATAAATCAATTAATGGAATTGTGCTGAAGTACGGAGAAGAATTTAAGTCTCCTGACGAGCCACCTAAGATCGCTTTGATGACTCCAAAAGCATGTTACGAGAACTCAGCAAAAATGAGCGTAGCAATGGGAGGTAAGTTAGGTTACGCAGAAGGTTATGTTTATCCAAAAGGACTAATTCCGTTACAACATGCATGGAACTACGATCTGAAAACAGGAGAAGTTATTGATCATACTTTAGGATGGTCACCTAAAGCTTCCTATTACGGAGTCAAGATTCCTGCAACTGAATTATTGAAACAACTTACAGACAGCAGAGTTTATGGTGCGTTAGAAGATAACAACACATTCAGACCTTCTAAACTCGCTTTGAGAATGATTAAATCATGATAGCTCCTAGCATATTTTTATCATCAAGTAATAAAGCAACTCCTATTGGAAATGCGCTATCAAAAGGAGATTCAGTTGGTCATGAATTTCATGGGAATAGATACACAGGCGGATTAGGAATAAACAAAGAAGATCACATTCTAAGAGGTGTTGTTGTAGATGCTTCAAGAGCTAATTCAGATTTACAGAGTCGCTTAGTCAATGGAAAAGCTTCAGCAGAAGATGTTCTTTCTCTTGTTAATCCGAGTCATGATAATAGTTATTGGCTCTCACATAACGCAACAGCAGAAGATCAGAAAGAAACAGGCAATATTAAAGAAGCGAAATATTTTGCAACTCCATTTACGACAAAACAAAATTCGATAGAAAAAACAGGTGTTGTTTTAGTTGCTGAAAAGCCAAAAGGTAACGGAGGATTTACGATTGACAGATGGTATCCAAAAGATAGCGGATCAGTTGCTTTAAAAGAAATTCATTACAATACAGGCAACGGATGGAATAAAATTTCTGCAAGCGGAAAATCAATTGCGATTAATCCTATAGCACAAAAAGTCAGCTTATCTATGCTCACTAAAGGCGCACCTTTTGGAAATACAAATGCGGCTAAAGATCATGTTTCTCAGACTGACTCAAAAGAATTTAAGCAGTGGTTCGGAGACAGTAAGATTGTAGATGACAATGGAAAACCTCTTGTTGTCTATCATGGAACAAAGAGAGATTTCACAGAGTTCAAAGCAGGATACGCAGACGGACTTTCATTCTTCACTACGAATCCTGCGTTTGCAGGAAGTTGGCCAGTCGGATCAGGTGGACTACGCGAGGGCCCACCAGGGACACAAGAAGAATATGATCGTCAACGTGAAGTAGCGAATACACTTGCGCAACAAATGATGACTCCTACAGATCAATATGATTTCAATACTCCTGAGGGTAAAGCTCAATTCAATCGTGAATATGACGCGCTTCATGATGAAATTCAACGTCAGACAGGATTTAGAAATGCAGGAGAATTTGAGAGCAAAGCAGGAATACAAGTCATGCCTGTTTACTTGTCTATTCAGCAACCTTATGATGCAACGAAAGACTACAAAGAAGTTGAAAATTTCCTTAGAGGAAATGGACAAGGTGATCTAGTCGATAGAGGCTATCATAAAACTGGTAATTGGATTGTTTACGAAAGGCCTGATGTGATAAATTTTCTTAAATCAAAAGGATATGACGGAATTTGGATCAATGAAAATACAGACGGGCCACAAGAGACAATAGCTCCGTTTTCAAACACTCAAATCAAGTCAGCAAGTGGAAATAAAGGAACATGGGAATTAAACAATCCTGACATTACCAAATCAAGTTTATCACTACTTCGTAAAGGTGCACCATTCGGAAATGATAATGCGGCCAAAGATCATGTGATGCAAGGAAAAGACGAAAATAAAGTCGAAGCTCCAAAAGACAATGGAGATGTTGATAGATTTATAAATCAAGCGCAGAATACGAATGCATACAAGCAAGCACAAGCTGAATTGGACAAATTAGAAAGTGAAACTAAGTCAGGAGATGTAACAACATGGTCTAAAGAGCAAAATCAAGTTAATGGAGAGTACACAAAAGAACGTCAAGCTTTGCATGAAGAAATTATTAATAAAGCTTTAACTGAAGATTCTAAAGTTACAGATGGAACAAAACCTGTTGCTGTGTTTTTAATCGGACAGCCTGGTGCAGGAAAAACAACTTCTAGCAAAGAAGTTTTAGCGAACATAACGGACAGAGGATTAGTAACGATTAATGCTGATGATGTAAAAGCAAAACTGACAGGTTATAACGGAATAAATGCAGGAGCATTTCATGAAGAAAGCTCTGATGTTGCTGAGAAACAATTATTACCTAGAGCGTTAGAAGGTAATCATAATTTATTATTAGATGCAGTAGGTAAAGATTCTGTAAAAATGAATGCAAGAGCAGATCAATTAGCAAGAGCAGGTTATGATGTTCACGTAATTAATGTTACGACAGAACCTTATAAATCTTTGGATCGTGTCTATAACAGATTCTTAGGCCCTGAGAAACGTTTTGTTAATCTTGAATATGCAAGTAAAGTTGATCACTTGCCTGATAGAACGTATGACATATTAAAGAACAATGTCAATGTTAAGAGTTGGCATCAATTTGATAACACAGGAGCTTCTCCTAGATTGCTTGATAAGGGATCAAGATGATTGATACAGAAAAATTATGCGAACGTATGGAAAGTTCATTTGATGATGCTGTTGATAGAGCAATAGCTCTCTTTATCAAAAACAAAGAATTGAAAGCGAAGCAATCCAAAGAGATCACGAAAGATGACGGAGGTGCAAGTTCGACTTCGAGCGCAGGATTCACTCAATCGACAAGCGCAACGTCAGGAATTACAGCTTATGGCAACACGGGTAAAAAACGCATTAAACTTAAATCAAGGAGAGCAAAATGAGTCAAAATATGTTGCCTACTACAAAGGCGAAAACAATTACAGCAAACGGTCGCTTATATACTGTTATTTTAGGAACTCCTGCTTTAGCTGTTCCTGATCAAGATGCTAGTGTATTATCAGCTAACGGATGGATTAATGCGGCCGGTGTTCAATCAGTAGGATCAGGTACAACTGCAAATAGACCTACTGTAAGTTTAGTTGCAGGAAATGTTTACAATGATACAACACTTGGTTATAACGTGGTCTGGGATGGAGCAACTTGGCGTCATCATAGCACTGGAATAGCCGCTTAATTAATTTTAAAATGGGCTGACATGCCCGAAAAGGAGAATGATCATGGGCATGAAACTATTTGCACAAATTCAGAAAGTAGATGAAGAAAAGAGACTTGTTTTTGGTCGTGCGGCCGATGAAACAGCAGACAAGTCAGGTGAGATGCTGAACTATGACGGAAGCAAACCACACTTCGTAAAATGGTCAGCAGACATTTCAGCAGACACAGACGGAAAATCGCTAGGCAACGTTCGTGCTATGCATGGTAAAGTCGCGGCAGGTAAACTCACAGACATTCAGTTTGATGACTCAGCAAGAACAATTGATGTATGCGCAAAAGTTGTTGATGACAATGAATGGAAAAAAGTCATGGAAGGTGTTTACACAGGCTTTTCAATCGGTGGATCATACGGAGCTAAGTCAGTTGAGAAAGTAGATGGAAAAGATTTAACACGCTACATTGCTATTCCAAATGAAATTTCTCTTGTTGATCGCCCTTGCATTCCTACAGCAAAATTCTTTCAAGTTCAAAAAGCAGACGGATCAACTCAGGACATTGAGTTCAAAGAGACTGAAGAAGAAGTCATTGAAAAAGCTGATGACACGCTTATTGATGATGTCGAAGTTACAGGAACAACGGATGAAATCATTGCTTTCGGTAAGTTGATGAATGAAAACAATCTTACTATGTCGCAAGTCATCGAAATGGTGAAATCTGCTTCTGATCCTGAGAGTAAAAACAAACTTCCTGCTGGTGTAACGCAGAAAGAATGGGATGCAATGGATGAATCAGAAAAAGCTAAATATGATGGAAAAGGAACTTCAATCAATGATGCTGATGATGACGGAGACTGTGATGAAGCAAGCAAAGCTGAAGCAGTTAAAGGTGAAGAAGCACTAGCAAAACTAGAAGCTTTACTCGCTGATCCGCTAGTCAAGATCGGAGCGCGTAACAGTTCAGCAGATAAGAATCGTTTGAATGCAATCCATGAGGCAGCCGTAGGATTAGGTGCAGATTGCAACACAGCGAATAAATCTGAAGTTGCTAATGATCTGAATAAAATTGATTCTGACATTTTAGCAAAAGCTTTAGAAACTGCGTTAGAGCCTTTAAACAAAGCTTTACATGATGCGAACGAAAAGATCGCAAAACTTGAAGCTTTACCTGCAACACCTCGCGTATCATTACGTGCAGTATCAAAAGCTGATGACACAGGTGAGACTTCAGCTAATCAAGTAACAGAAGCAGATTTAGTAAAAGATGATCATGGTGTGCTTCACCCTGCGGCATCTCTAATTAAGCAAGCACAAGCAACGGGCGGTTCTCCACTATATCGTGGATAAACCAATTATTAACAATTAACAATTCCTTTCTTTTAACTTAACCTAACAAGCAGTAAACATACTCTTAGGAGAATATTATGAATCAGCAAACTACAGCAGAGACATTAGCTCTGTTAAAGGCGGCACAAGGTACTCCTGATGACGAATTGCGTAAAGCATGGACTCAATCAGGCTCTGCAATTTCAGGCATTACAGCCTATGACTTAGAAGCTCCTGCGAAACAGCTCTATCCAGTTATCACTCCACTTCGCAATGAAATTCCTCGCGTATCAGGTAAAGGTGGTATTCAAGCTAACTGGCGCGCAGTGACAGGCATCAACACAGCATTGACTGGTTCTCCATACGTTTCTGGTGGTAATCGTTCAGGCATTATCACTACAACTACAGCAGATTACACAGCTTCTTATCGTGGTCTAGGACTAGAAGATTCTGTAACATTTGAAGCTGACTATGCTTCAGAAAACTTTCAAGACGTTAAAGCACTAGCAGTAGAAGGCTTACTTCGTGCAATGATGATCGCGGAAGAAAAAGTAATCTTAGGTGGTAATAACTCATTATCACTAGCTAACTTAGCTTCTCCAACAGTTTCTTCTGCAAACACAGGCGGAACATTGACAGGTAACGTAGGCTTTGGTGTTGGATGCGTAGCTCTAACATTTGAAGGTTATTTGAATGCTTCACTAGCAACAGGCGTGATCCAATCTTACACACGCACGAATGCTGATGCTTCAACTGATGTAATCAGTGGCGGTATCGGACTTCCAGTTGCTCAAGCTAACATTATCAATGCGAATACAGGATCAACAGTTTCATACTCTGCTTCTGTTTCACCAGTTGCTGGTGCAGTTGGATACGCATGGTTCTGGGGAGCAAACTCAGGCAACTTAACATTAGGTGCTATCACTACAATTAACTCTGTATTGATCACAGCTAATGCTTCATCAACAGCAGTTGCACCAGGCGTGATTAACTATCAAGCATTGAGCGCAACAAATAACTCAACAAACAGTTTAGCGTTTGATGGTATCTTAACATTCGCTTCAAAATCAGGATTAGGTGCTTATCAAGCTTCACAAGCAAACGGAGTAGCAGGAACAGGAACTCCACTAACTTCTGACGGAGCAGGCGGTATCGTAGAAATTGATACAGCTTTGAAATCATTCTGGGATAACTATCGTTTGTCTCCTGACACACTTTGGGTGAACTCTCAAGAAATGAACAATATCGGTAAGAAAATCTTAGCAGGATCAGCAAACGCGGCACAACGCTTCGTGTTCAATGCGGATCAGGGTCTGTTAGGTGGCGGTATCATGGTTCGTACTTACTTAAACAAATTTGGTATGGATGGAGCGCAAGAACTTAAAATCCGTTTACACCCAAATATGCCAGCAGGTACAATGTTGTTTACAACTAACCGCTTACCATATCCATTGAGCAATGTAACAAACATTCTTCAAATGCGTATGCGTAGAGACTACTACCAAATCGAATGGCCAGTAGTTACTCGTAAATATCAATACGGTGTTTATGAAGATGGTGTGTTACAAAACTTCTTCCCACCTGCATTCGGTGTAATTACTAATATCGCAAACGGTTAATTTTTTTTAACTTAGTAGTAATATGACGATAGGAGAGTAGAAATACTCTCCCTTCGTGATGTAACTACCAACTAAAAGGAGTTTTAAAATGTCAAATCCAAATCCATTTATCGCAGATATGATTCGTATGAAAGTACCTGAAGGTGGAGGTTCTGTGATCGCTTATTCAGGCTTTACTTTACAAGCTGATGAAGATGGTTGTGTAACAGTTCCAAAAAGTGCTGTTGATGCAATGATCTCTCATGGTTTAACACCATACTATGAAGATTCAACACCTAAAGCTACAAGACGTACAGCTAATACTGAAGCTTAATTAACTATCATGGCTAATTTAACCACATTAGATGCTGTAAAACAATATCTTGTCATTACTACGACAGGACAAGATTTATTGATCCCTAAACTGATTGCGCGAGAGTCAGCTTTTGTAGAGCAATGGTGTGGTCGTAAATTTTCTCAAGTAACAAATGTTAGTAAGCGTTTGAACGGAACGAATACAAACAAACTTGTCTTGCCTGACTCGCCAATTCTGAATGTCTCAGCACTTAGTATTAACGGATCGTCAATTGCGCTCTCAGCAGACGGCATTCAGTCAGGTTTCATGTTTGATGATACTTGTTTGTATTTAACTCCTGATATGATTTTCACTAAAGGAAATCAGAACGTTCAAGCTTCATGGACAGCAGGATATGAAACAACAGAAACAGCTTATGTTCCTACAGGAAATACTCCTACGCTCACTCCAACAACAGGAGGCACAGCGTTATCTGTAGTCAGTGTATATGACAGTACATCTTCAGTGACTTTAACGCAGGTGGGAACGAACCCTGCATCAGGGCAATTCAGTTTCTCAGCAGGTGTATTCACATTTAACACAGCACAATATAATCATTCCGTCATCATGGATTATTACTATGTACCTTCTCCTGTTGAACAAGCGTTAATAGAGATGGTCGGACTTGATCTGCAACAAAGAAGTAATATCGGTATCAACTCAAAATCACTAGCAGGAGAGACAGTCACTTATGGAACTCATGCTATGACACCTTCTGCGCAGGAGTTATTGCAACCTTACAGAAGATTGGTTGTTGCATAATGCAGATCACAGTTTCAGTGCTTTCTGAAGCAGTTTTAGCGAGACTGTTAAAAGCTCCTGAGAAACTGAGACGATCAATATTTATTGCAGTAACAAAGTTATCCATTGAAATTCAAAGCTCTGTTAAAGAAGATAAATTAACAGGACAAGTCTTACATAACGTGACAGGTACTTTGCGCAGATCAATAGCTAGAAAAGTCACTCAGACAGATACAGGAGTCTATGCAGTAATTGGAACTAGACTGAATTATGGTATCGGATGGGAGCTAGGCTTTGATCGAAAGATAGGAGCAGGAGCAAGAGGAGGCCCTAGAACTTTATTAGGATTAGCGCGTGAACGTTATATAATGAAACACCCGCCTGGTGTGAAACATGAACCTGCAAGACCGTTCTTGAAACCGACTCTTGAAGAATTTGCACCTAAGATTAAAGAAGATATACGCAAAGCGGCAATAGAGGCATTAAGATGATTCGTGAAAATATTTACAGCTCTGTGTTTGCATTTTTCTCAAACTTAACAGTAGGAGGTTCTCCTGCTTTTAAAACAGCAACACGTAAGCTGACAGACTGGGAAAATGTAGAAGCTGAAAATCAACCTGCATTGCTTATGCTTCAGAAATCAGAATTTGTTTCTAAGCCTCGTGGACTTCCTGCGAAGTGGACTTTCACAATTGATTTATATGTTTATGTTCATACAGGAGCGATCAATGATGAAACAGTTATTCCTACAATAATGATTAATCCGTTAATTGATGCAATCGAAGCTTCAATTAAAATTGATGATATAAACAACAGCGCATGTACGCTAGGCGGTCTTGTTTCTCATTGCTATATTGACGGATCGGTAGAAATGTTTGAAGGCGGTCTTGGTGATCAAGCCGTTGTTATTATTCCAATCACAATAGTTGTGCCTACTTAAAAAAGGAGATTTATCATGAGCGCATATCAATTTGGTGCAGGAGTTTTATATGGTCGTAGCTTAGTTAGTAACGTTCCTACCCCTGTTCGTTTCGGTGCATTACAAGGTGTGTCTATCGACATTAACTTTACAACAAAAGAGTTGCACAGCTCTTATCAATTTCCGATTGCTTTAGGTCGCGGAACAGGTAAGATCGCAGGAAAAGCTGACTTTGCACAATTCAATGCTCAAGCATTTAACGATCTGTTTTTTGGATTAACAAATCCTGCAACAGGGGAAGTTAAAACTGCTACAGCAGAACCTCAAACTGTGACAGCAAACATTGTAACAGCGACATTCAATACAGGTGTGTTTACTACAGACTTAGGTGTTGTTTTAGCTTCAACAGGTGCGATATTCACTCGCGTAGCGAATGCTCCTGTAGGAAATCAATATTCATGCAATGAGTCAACAGGTGTTTATACATTTAACAACACTCAAAACGCGGCCGCTGTATTGATCAACTACAACTACACTGATGCTGTGAACGGAAAGAAAATCATTATCAGCAATCAGTTATTAGGAAATGCTCCTCAGTTTACAGGTGTGTTTACAAATACATTCAACGGAAAACAATTAACACTTGTCTTGAATGCTTGTATGTCTAATAAACTAACACTTGCAACTAAACTAGAAGATTTCACTATTCCTAGTTTTGACTTCAATGCATTTGCTGACGGTGCTAACAACATCGGTACTTTGAGCATGGATGAATAATCATGAGCTTAATTGATGGTGTAAAAGTAATGCTAGGTGGAATTGAATATGTCGTTCCACCACTATCATTCCGACAATTGCAGAATCTTCAACCTGAGATTGCAAAGTTATCGACTATTGGAAATTCAATTCCTAGTCTTGATCAGCTCACTACAGTTGCAACGATTGTGCAATCCGCTTTATCTCGCAATTATCCTGATGTAACGATTGATACTGTTTTAGATGCGTTAGATTTAGGAAATATGAATAAGATCATTCCTGCAATTATGGGCGTGAGTGGCTTAGAAGCGAAAAGAGGTGAATCGGGGGAAGCGGTAGCGGTGGAATAGAATGGGATTTTATATATGCTCATTTGCTTGCGTGTTTTCCTTCGTGGACATTTGAGTATATAGATGATTACATGACACTTCCGAGATTCTATGTTTTAGCAGACTATTGGAAGAAAAACCCACCGCTTCACATGATGATTCAAGCTTATCTAGGGATAGGCAGTAATGAAAAAGAAGTTAGCAAAGAATCACCTGAACAACAATCACAAGAACTCATGAATATGATGGGTGGATTTTCGGAGAAACCAGAATGGCTCAAGACGATGGAGTAAATATAAAGTTTGGTGCTGAGACTGATGAAGCGAAATCCAAAATTGAGGGTTTAGGCGAGACTATCAAAACAGCAATGAGTGGTGCAGGAGGCGCATTTAGTGGGCTTACTGCACTCACTGTTGCGGCAGGAACAGCTTTAGAACATTTCGGTGAGAAAGTTTTAGATCAGCTCAAAGAAAGACTTGAAAAAGCAGTTGAAGAATTTGCAAAGTTAGGCGGAGAAATAGAACATATGCAGAATCGTTTAGGCGGTTCAGCAGAAGAAATTTCAGCACTTAAAGTTGCGCTTGATGCTGTAGGAATAAGTACAGGAACTTTCGAGTCAATTGCTCGTAGGCTTCCAATGATATTACAACAACACGCTAAAGATTTTAAAGCGGCCGGAGTTGCATATACGGACTCAGAAGGTAAGTTATTACCTGTCACAAAAACAATCATGAACTTGAATGATCACTTAGCTAAGTTTGAAAAGGGATCAGCAAGAAACACTGAAGCATTCAAATTGATGGGAAGATCAGGTCAGCAAATGGCCGATATGGTCAAGCTCACTTCAGAAGAAATGGAGAGAGCAACAGGAGTTGCGCAACAGTTCGGAATGATCTTATCTGAAAAAGATGTAGAGGCCGCACATAAGTTTGAAATACAGACTAATCTTTTAAAGACAGCATTCACTGGATTTTATGTTGAAGTAGGTCGTAAATTAACTCCTATGCTCACTGATCTAGCAGAGTTTCTAAGAAATGTTCTTGTACCTGTATTCGATTTGTTTTCCACAACAGTTGGAGCATTCGGAGAAATTTTCAGCTCAGTGTGGGATGTTATCAAAGATTTTGGTAATTTTTTATTGGCTATATTCAAAACAATGGGAGATGAAATCAATGATGTGTTCGGTAGCGGAGGTGAGATCGGAAGAGCACACGTCTGAACTCCAGTCACCGCAATCTATCGCGTATGCCGTCTTCTGC